TTCCCACTTGAAAAGAGCCCCGTGAGCGTCCCCACCTGCGTGATGTTGGGCTGGAGGGGCTGCGAGACGACGAGCGCAACGTTGGCCGAGGCGACATTCCCCACGAGTACGGAGCTCTGGACATTCGTGAGCGCGTTACCCTGGCCCGCGAAGAAAGAGGCCGTCACGTTCCCACTTGAAAAGAGCCCCGTGAGCGTCCCCACCTGCGTGATGTTGGGCTGGAGGGGCTGCGAGACGACGAGCGCCACGTTCGCGTTGGCGACGTTGCCCGTGATCGCGGCCGCCGTGAGATTGGCGATGCCCGAACCGTTGCTTGCGGTCAGGATACCGACGGCAAGCGAAGATATGTTGGCGGTGCTTGCGACGTTCAGGCTCGTGCATGATACAAAGGGTATGGTCAAGGTGTCGAAGTTGAAGACGGTGTTGGTCGCGTTGGACGTGAAACCGGCTGTGAATATGTTGGTTGTCGTGATGGCATTAGCCGCGTAGATGTTCCCAGATACGTTCAGGCTCGTGAGGGTACCCACGCTCGTGATGTTGGGCTGGAGGGGCTGCGAGACGACCAGGGCCGTGTTGGCGCTGGCCACATTTCCCACGAGAGCCGCGCTTTGAATATTGCTGAGCGCATTACCCTGGCCCGCAAAGAAAGACGCCGTCACGTTCCCACTTGAAAAGAGCCCCGTGAGCGTCCCCACCTGTGTGATGTTGGACTGGAGGGGCTGGCTCACAACGAGCGCAACGTTGGCCGAGGCGACATTCCCTACTAGTACGGAGCTCAAGACGTTCGTGAGTGCATTACCCTGGCCGGCGAAGAAAGACGCCGTCACGTTCCCACTTGAAAAGAGCCCCGTGAGCGTCCCCACCTGTGTGATGTTGGGCTGGAGGGGCTGGCTCACGACGAGCGCCACGTTCGCCCGGGCCACATTCCCCACGAGAGCCGCACTCTGAATGTTGCTCAAGGCGTTACCCTGGCCCGCAAAGAAGGAGGCCGATATGTTGCCCGTGGCGTAAAGGCCCGTGAGCGTCCCCACCTGTGTGATGTTGGGCTGTAGGGGCTGGCTCACAACGAGCGCAACGTTGGCGGAAGCCACATTGCCCACGAGTACCGAGCTCAAGACGTTTGTGAGTGCGTTACCCTGGCCCGCAAAGAATGATGCTGAGATGTTCCCCGTGACGTAGAGGCCCGTGAGGGTTCCGACCTGTGTGATGTTGGGTTGGAGGGGCTGACTCACAACAAGAGCGACATTGGCCGTCGCCACATTCCCCACAAGTACGGAGCTCTGGACATTGGTCAAAGCGTTACCCTGGCCCGCGAAGAAAGAGGCCGAGACGTTCCCACTTGAAAAGAGCCCTGTGAGCGTCCCCACCTGTGTGATGTTGGGCTGGAGGGGTTGCGTGACGACCAGGGCCGTGTTTGAGCTGGCCACATTCCCCGTGATGGCCGATGCGGTAAGGTTCGAAATCCCCGAGCCGTTGCTTGCGGTCAGTAGTCCTTGGACCGTGAGCCCGGTCAGGGTCCCTAGAGACGTCACGTTGGGTTGGGCCGGCTGTGTGACGACGAGCGCCACGTTTGCAGCCGCGACGTTCCCCACAAGGGCCGCGCTTTGCACGTTGCTCAGGGCGTTCCCACCTCCAATGAAGAAAGGGGCCGAGATGTTCCCAGTGGCGTAGAGGCCTGTGAGCGTCCCCACCTGTGTGATGTTGGGCTGGAGGGGCTGACTCACGACGAGGGCCACGTTCGCCGCCGCGACGTTCCCCACAAGGGCCGCACTCTGAATGTTGCTCAGGGCGTTCCCACCTCCAATGAAGAAAGGGGCCGAGATGTTCCCAGTGGCGTATAGGCCCGTGAGCGTCCCCACCTGTGTGATGTTGGGCTGGAGTGGCTGTGAGACGACGAGCGCCACGTTCGCCGCCGCGACGTTCCCCACGAGGACGGAGCTGAGGATATTGGTCAAAGCGTTACCCTGGCCTGAAAAGAAGGAGGCTGTGACATTCCCCGTGACGTAGAGCCCAGTGAGGGTTCCAACCTGCGTGACGTTTGTCTGGGCGGCCTGGAGTTGGTACGGGGCTAGGGCTCCCACGAGGCTCGAGGTGTTGAGGTTATACAATCCAGATCCGTCACCGATATAGACACCGGCAGTCAGAGAATCTATGTACGCACCCTGACTGACGGTGAGGGCGTACCCGGGGCTGCTCGTGGCGTGGATTGCGACGTTTCCCTCGGGGTCTATGACCATGGCCAAGGTCTGAAAGTCCCAAAACTCGGCGACGTTGTGAACGTGACCGGGTCCACCACCCTCGTATTGCGTAACTTTGAGGGCCGTGGCCGTTCCGGCGTTGTTGATCGTCAGGGCGTTTGTCGTTTGCGTGTTGGTCGCAGTGATCGTAAAGTTTCCTGTGACGATCAGATTCGCCACGGCCACATTTCCGAACGCCGCGTAGCCCTTGACTGCTACGATGTTCCCGGTATGTAGCGTGTCCCCCCTGACCACGAGGGAATCGGTCGACGTGCTCGTGAACACGTTGAGGGCCCCAGCTACGTTGGAGTATCCCATCTCTAATAAAGTGTTAGAGTTTATTAGAGATGAGTTTTATGTACTCTGGGGCTGAGCCCCAGCCGAGTCTGGCGTGGCAGTTTGAAAACTCAAACGTGGACAGCGTCACTGGACTCAGTCCCTCGGCACAAGTCTCACCGGGACCGGCGCAGCTCCAGGGAAGTGCAGCACTGGTCACGAACGCCCCGACGAGCAATACGGCTGTGAGTTTTCCGGGAACGGCGGGGTCGTATATGACTCTAGGGACGACTGGCCCAACGACTTTTGATACTTCTGTTTCAAACACATTCATGGAAGCTTGGGTTTATTTAAATACAGGTCAGACTGGTAATAGAAGAATATATTCAAAATATTCCGGTATAACTGGACCTATAAATTATTCTTTCAGAGTATCTGGTGCTATCATCGGATTGACGAATGGTACATCTACAGTTTCCCATCAAACCGCATTATCAACGGATGTGTGGACACATATAGCATTTTCACTCATGACGAACGGAACGGCAAATGTGTTCGTGAATGGAGTCGTGAATACAACAGCAACCCCGTTATCGGTTTCATATAATTCTACATATCCGACCCTTATAGGTGTAGGTACTGGAGAATATTTCAACGGCTACATCCGCGACCTGCGCGTGGTTCAAGGCGGGGTGGTTCCCGTGGCGACGTTCACACCGGGCGCGGCGCCGTTCTCTTACGCTTCACCTGGTTACGTCGCGAACATGGGAACGACCGTGTTCACGCTCTTGGGGCAGTTTATCACGTACCCGAGCGGGAAGTACTTGAACTCTATGAGACTCGCACAGACCGTTCCCAACTCCGGTGCTAATAACTATGTATTATGGTCTATGAGCTCGACTCCTATTAATATAGACGCGACTGGAATAACCGTTTCGGCCTGGGTGAATTTCAATACTTTCTCAGGCTCTTTTGTGAGCATCTACGACTCTTTTTCTAACGTTATTGGGCTATCGATGACTTCAACGCAGACGAGAACAGGTCAGGGATTCTTAGGAACTCAGCAATTGAAGAACGCGACAACAATTTCAGCCACCAATTCAACTGGGACGTGGTACCACGTAGCACTGACTTACGATTCGACATCTGTGATTTTATACAGAAATGGCGTAGGGGCGACGCCCATTGCAACTGGTTCAACTGGCGGCGTGGTAATCACCGGCTTGCGAGTAGGTTCGCAGACTAATATTATTAATCCGTCATACTCTGGTTATCAAAGCGCCGACTGTACTATCGACGACCTCCGTATCTACAACACGGCTCTGACTGCCGCACAGGTCCAGTCGGTTTACTCGAGTCAAGGGGCTCCGGCGCCGAGTCGCGCGATGCCTCTGCCGAAGCTCGCGTGGGATTTCAACGGGACCACGACCGATTATGTGAGTGGGGTGGTGCCCACGACGACGACCGGTACGCCGACGTATGTCGCTGGAAAATATGGACAGGCAATTCAATTTACAAATTCAGCTGGAAGCGCGCCAACTCAACGCCTCGCATACCCAGTGAGTCTTTCATCGTCATCTGGGATAACCGCTTCTTTTTGGGTGCAATTTAATACATATAATACAGGCTTCCAAACCCCATTTTCATTGGGTGATAGTTCTTCGTATCTGAATATTTTTGGTACGAGTGTTATTTACTTGTACTGGCAGCGAGGTTCTAATTCTGTGCAAGCGAGTCCCGGTTTCAGTTATTCGACTGGGACATGGTATCATATAGCCCTATGTTATTCGGCTCAAACTGTTACATTATATATCAACGGTGTAGGGACTGTAGGAACACTGTATATAGGTGGGACTCCCAGTGGTACAAACGTCGGTGCGGACACCACCTTCACGGCGGCGTATGCGGGCAGTCAAAACACATCACTCGCATTCAACGGTCTCGTCGACGACCTGCGCATATTCGACCGAGCTCTGACGAGCGCGCAGGTTCAGTCTATTTACAATCAGCAGGGCGTGCCGGGGCGGGGGGTTCAGACGAATACAAGAGGAATACTCGACGTTATGAACACACCTACTGCAGCCGCGTTCAGTCTCCGCCAGCTCACTTCTACATACACGGGTCCAGTCGTTCAGATTCGGAGACAATCTGACCTGATTTCTAACAACTTCGTGGCTGATTTTTCAGGCAATTTGTCAAACGTGCAGAACGGTACGACGCTTCAGACGTTCTTGACGAGCACGTACGGAAACGTCACGACATGGTACGACCAATCTGGAAATGGGCGAAATGCATCACAAGCGTCAGCTACAAACGCTCCAGTCATAATTCAAACTTCAAATTTAAATATGAAATGGGCTCTGACAACTACATACGCGAATCCGAATGGTTCGACCTTTCTCAACGTATCTGGAGGAACGTTCCTCAACGCGACCGATTTTACTATAATGAGTACAAGTCGCCGAACCATAACATCTAATAGTAAGACTAATAACGCCCTCTACGCCTATGGCGCCAATTCGAGTTGGCAAAGTTACACGTCCAACGTGACGTATCCCGATAACAGTCGATTCGTATGTGAATTTCCATATCAGGGGAATCGAGCAACTTGGAATCAGCGCGCCAACCCACAGAATGCAGAAGCATTTGCAACTATACCATACTATATAGCAGGGAGTGAACCAGTAACGTATCTTTCTCTTGTTTCTAAAGGATCGATAAACCAGACGACGCTCTATTGCAACAACGCTGTGGCGAGCACGACAGCCGCATACGCACAGTGTAATGCAAACGTGCTCATGACATCAGCCTTTACGATCGGAGGGGCATCAGCATATGGTTCTTTTGGAGGTGAAATTGGTGAATTTATTATTTTCCCGAGCGCTTTGACCGCCGCACAGGTTTCGCAAAATTATAACAGTGAAGTTAAGAACTCTTCAGGAGGGGTTGTCAGTTTGACAGGCACCCCCCTGTTCACCCAATTGTCCCAAGCCGCAACGAGCTCGGCGGTCGGCGCGTTCAGTCTCCGGGCGGTCAATGGAACTTCGGCGAGGGCTGTGCAGGTGGTGGCCCACCCAGTTGGCACGTGGCCACCGGTTGCGATGACATCAAACACGACAACGGCGACAGGGACATTCAACGGGGTGACGAATGGCGTCTATACGGCAAGTGAAAGCCCCAATGCATATGCAGGTCAGACTTATAGCTACGGAGCATTTGATTCCAACCCCACTGACGGTTATTGGCACAGCGCCCTGACCTATAACGCAGATGGGTCCTACAACGGTACGACGACTCAGACCGATGGCTACACGGGTGAATGGCTCCAGATCCAATTCCCGACACCGATTATTCTTTATTCATATTCGATGATAAACAGGTCTGGGTTCAATGCAAGGACCCCTAAAAATTTCAGAATTTACGGGTCTACCAATGGAACGAATTGGACAATCGTCGATACACAATCTAATATTACACAATGGTTATGGCCTAATCGCCTCACATTTACGATTACCAATCCTTCAATGACGCCTTATAATTATTTCAGGATGGTTGTGAATGCGACGAGTGGTCCAGATTCAATTCAGATATCAAGTTGGGTTCTTAACGGGCCAGCGGCTGCTTATACAACTGGTTCTGCGACAGACTTTTACGCCGACCGCCTCGGCAACCTTTTGACGGCCCCGGTGACTGGGCAAAGCTTGGCGAACTGGCTCGGGGGCGCGACCGGATACGTCACGACGTGGTACGACCAATCCGGGCGCGGGAACCACGCGACCCAACTGACCGCCGCGAATCAACCGATTATCCAAAGGGCGACGAAGGGTCAGGGGTACGCGTGTTTGTTCAACGGCGCCAACTCGCAAGTTCTTGCATGTGCAGCCGGAACGTATTCTCTGCTCAACGGCACAAAGTACGCCGTCTGTGTGACCGAACGCCGCAATAATGCAGGTACACAGGGGGGTTATTTCGGTATTGGTAGCACAGGTGGGGGCGGCACAGGGTTGATTGCTGGTTACTTTAATTCTGACACTAATATAGTATATTCACACCGGGGAGACAATCTCGACAATACGGTCGCTGCATATGCAGGTGCATCTGAACCAATTCGATACACCGTCTTCGACTACAGCGCATCAACTACAAAGAGGGTCTATATAAACTCTTCAATTTTACCAGTTACAAATACTTCTTATGATCTGGTGGCGACAACCGGAGCCATGACAATCGGTAAATCATTTGGTACGGGTAATTCAACTTATTATTACGGTGAAATCTACGAGCTCCTCGTATTCACACAGTCTCTTTACGACTTGGACAACACGGGTGGGCTCATCACCAAGATTTACCAGAATCAGCTAAGCTACACTGGCGCCTAAAAGGCTCCTTGAGAGCCTCCGGGGCGGGATATTCGTCCAGGGTCGCGAGAAGCTTTGCGCGAATCTCTTCGGTGACCCGGATCTCCTTATCACTGATGGCCATAAGGTACATTCTAATCTCAAAAGAAAGCGACTCCCACTCAGACCGTGCTGAATCTTCATCACGGTCTGGGTGTTTCTCGAGCCAGTTGGTCACCCACTGGGCTTCAGTTCTTTCCATTTTAGTTTAAAAATAATTTTTTTCCTTCCTAAATTTCTACGGGGGGGAGGGTCCTGGTTTTGGGGCCCGAAGTGCTGGTACCTTTTCTAAAAACCCCGGGGGTTTTTAGAAAATCATAGCTTAAAATATTTTCAAAATTGTGAACCCTCCCCCTTGGAAATTTAGGAAGAAATAAAAAGATTATCAGCAAGGACATTGGGACTTTATTCGAAGCGACACATATAGGGCCGGTATCATGAACGCATTCATGAAGTCCGAGTTGTACAGGGACCTCAAGTCGGCCGTGTGTGGACACTTGAAACAGGTATCCAAGGGTGAACGCGCTCAAATCAAGGTGAACATGATGGGGACTCCCATGCCCGCCGAAACTATATTTTCCTAACCAAGAAACTATAAAAGTTCCTGCCAACTCAGAAGAGCATCAGCATCGACGGTTGCCTGTGAAGTGTTGTTGAAAAATGCCAGTGTAAATATATCACTCGTCTGTGTGAATGAATTCCGGCCAATCTGTGAAAAATACTGACCGAGCTCGAAGACAGCCAGTCCAGAGGTTTTCCCCTGCGCCGCACCAAAACCTGATGCCACCTGTTGACACGTCGTGGCTGAAAAGGCTGTCGCCGACTTGTCCACAAGGATGCTCGTGCTCGGTGGTGCCGCCAAAAAGTTCTCACCCGTGAGGTTTGCCGCTGTAACATTACTCCACAGAGCCCACTGTACGATATCATCCGTCGACTTTATCACCACCTCGACCTGCTTGATAGCGCACACAGAGTCGAGGCGACCAGCAGCCAACTGGATTGATATGACAGGTACCCAGGTTCCAGCGCCCACGGTCGCGCTGAACGTAGCCAGATTGGAATACAGAGTGAGGGGTGCGTTCGACCCACCCTCTGACATGACGGTCGAGCAAATCTGCGTCAGGTTCGAGGTTGCAGGCGCCGCTCCGTTCAGAGTCTGAATGTCGTACCGGATCGGGAGACATGCTGTAGTGATATATGCCGTATTAATCATATTCGCGTGATGGAATGTGTGGCACAGGATGAAAATGCCATCGATGATGAACCCCATGCGAACAGAGCCGACGCCGAGCCATTCCATATCGACCCAAAGAATCTGAGACTTTGTAATGTCTAGGGTCAGACCGGACGGACCGGACCCGAGGAGCTTATCGCCGTTCCAGTTGACCTGCGCCACGTTTGAAAGCGCAACGGTTCCTGTGACGTTCGAACGCTGGACGAGCTCGAGTCCGTTCGCCAACTCGACGTAAAAGCCGTTGTCCGTCCCGAAGTACCCTACTCTTTGGCGTGTGTTGCCTGGAGAGGCTGGCGCCATCGTGAATGTCATCATCGTCAAAAGAGACTTGCCGGGCTGATATCTGAACGTATACGCAGACTCGCGCGCCGCAAATGAGCCAGTCGTATTGGTCACCGTGAGATTTGCAGAACTCTGAGTCGGTATGAAGGTCACCGAGCCACCCGATGCGACGTTCGACCGGAACGACGCATCAAGTCCGAACCTCTGCTGAGAATCAAAGAGCGTGAAAGGATTACTGACCCGGAGACGACCAAACGCGTCGAGTTGGGGGGTTGCTTTAAGGGTCACGTCCGAATTGAAGAGGTAGACCATTTATATTAACGTAGACTAAAAGATGCCGACGGACTCGGAAACGACACGTCGTTGGACAGACGGACAACTGGCTCCGCCAGTTGGACTGATTGACTAAAAAATACTCCAGAAACTTCCTGTCCACATAACATTCACGGCGCCGTAGTTCAAAGCGATGATGAACGACGTCTGACCGTCGATGAGATTTGAACCGGAACGTATCACTGTGACTTGGTACAACCCGTTCGTCGAAATGAGACCAGACTCATCCTTGATGATGTACGTCTTGCCCTGGACGACGCTGGTCCCGGGAGGCAGAGTGACGGTGACATTCGTGCCGTTGACACCGATGTAGTAATCGGTCGCAAGGGCAGAATAATTGCTGGAGATTCCAGTCTGGATGGGAGTGACGCCGTACCATGGGGGTGGCGTCCCTGCTGAGCGCGTGAAGCTCATTTCTACTGTAGCGCTAGAAATGAGTTCAAGCATTCCATTTGATGACGAACGCGTCAGTGCCCAACGTAATAGGCATACTGAATCCGGACTCCACCGGCGTCATCCCGAACGTGTTTATCGGGACGGTCGCTGTGGTCGAAGTGTATTGTCCGGTG